AACCACAATCGTGGCTGCTGCTGATGTGTACATGAGCGATTTCGGTACAATTTCTGTTGTTCCTAACCGCTTCATGACTTCTACCAACTCATGCGATGAGACAGCATTTGTGCTTGACCCAGACATGGCTGCTGTTGCTTACCTGCGTCCTTTCCAGACCAACGAGTTGGCTGTGACTGGTGACAACGAAAGCACACAATTGTTGGCTGAGTACACCTTGGAAGTTAAAAACCAAGCTGCACACGGCATTATTGCTGACTTGACACCTTAATTTAAGGTAACCCCGAAAAATGCCTCAGACTTAATCCTCTGGGGCATTTTCTTTTCTACCCAAACTGATAGAATTAGTGTATGGAAAAGATTAGAGAAACTGCTGTTCATGCCGATGGTGAAGGTGGCATCATCATTCAAACTCGTCAAGACGTTTCTGCTATTGTTGAGCAGAACAAAAAGGAATATAACTCCTTTGATGAACGAGCAAGATGGTCTGACAACTTGTTTGGCAACAAGGTTGCATCTATCCCATTGACAGTTATTGATGACCTTAACAAACAAGGCATCATGCGTGGTTATGCTGTTGTTGATGATAAGCGTTTTGCCGCTTTCCTAAATGACCCATTGAATCGTGCATGGCGCACTAGAACAGGAGTTGTATGAGTTTTACTACCTATGCTGAACTACAGACAACTATCGCAGGATACTTGGCTCGTTCAGACCTAACAACTCAAATACCAGACTTTATTCGTTTGGCAGAGATTCGCTTGCGTAGAGACTTGCGTATTCGCCAGATGCTGAATTCAACTACGCTAACCTGCACATCAGGAACAGCGACAGTTAGTATTCCTAGTGACTTCTTGGAAGTAAAAGATTTTGTAGTTAATGTCAATCCTGTGATGCCATTGAACTACCAATCACCATCTTTGTTCTCTCGTAACTCACGAACAACAGATGTGGGTAAACCATTGGATTACACAGTCCTAGCTTCTACATTTAAGTTAGCACCAGTCCCTGATACTGCCTACACATTGACATTGATTTACTCTGCTGCGCCTCCTTATTTGAGTGATTCAAACACAAGCAATACATTCATGACTGTGTGTCCTGATTTGCTTCTGTATGCGTCTTTGCTTGAAGCAGAGCCTTACCTGATGAATGATGCTCGAATCAACACATGGGGAACTATGTTTGACAGGGCTATGAATTCGTTGACTCGTTCTGATGAGAAGGGTCAATTCTCTGGCGTTCCTTTGGCAATGCAAACAACATATATCTGATATGCCTACACAACGAATCACTCTTGGCGAATGGATGCCTGACCAGTCTGGTATTTCTGGTGCGTTAACAGACGCTAAGAATGTCGTTTCTCAGGCTATTGGGTATGGCCCTTTCCCTAGTGCTGTAGCCTTTTCTGGTACTGCTGCCGAAGAACTTGTTACTCTGTACGCTGCCAAGAATCCAGACTCTACAACTCAATTGTTTACATCTGGCAACACTAAGATTTATACAGTTGATGGTGTTGGCGCATTGACACAAGTTAAGTCAGGCATGACTACTGGTATTAACGACAAGGTTCGCTTTACTCAGTTTGGCAAGACTGTCATCACAACAAACAATGCTGACAAGTTGCAAGCATGGACGCTAGGTTCATCCACTTCATTCGCTGATTTGGATGCTTCTGCGCCTATCGCTAAGTACATTACTGTTGTGCGTGATTTTGTGGTTGTGGCTAATACTTATGAGAGTGCTGCACAGCAACAATATCGTGTTCGCTGGTCTGCTATCAATGATGAAACAGATTGGACAGAGGATGTAAACACTCAGTCTGATTACCAAGATATTCCTGATGGTGGACAGATTGTAGGTATCCGTGGTGGTGAGTTTGGTTTGGTTTTCTTGGAAAGAGCCATTAGCCGAATGACTTATGTTGGTACGCCATTCATTTTCCAGTTTGACAATATCTCTCGTAACAAGGGATGTATGGTTGCTGGCTCAATTGCTCAGTACCAAGGCATCACATTCTTCTTATCTGACGATGGTTTCTATTTATGCGATGGTCAAACGATTCAGCCAATTGGAAGTGAAAAGGTTGACCGATTCTTTATTGAGGACGCTTCAGAATCTGATTATGGTTCTATGTCTGCTGCTGTTGACCCTGTGCGCAAGTTGGTTATATGGAACTATGTCGCTATCGATGGAAATCGTAAACTGATTATTTACAACTTTGCAACTAAGAAGTGGACATATGCAGATGCAGGTACAGATTACTTGTCTGAAGCCTCTACAGCGTCTGTAACTCTTGAGCAGTTGGATAGCATCTCTGGTTCTATTGACGCATTGACAACAAGCCTTGACTCTCGTTTGTATGTTGGTGGTAAGTATTTCCTTGGCGGTACGCTAGGCGCAAAGGTTTATACATACACAGGTGCAAACCTTACAGGACAGATTTCTACTGGCGACATTGACTTAGGTGGCGTTTCTGTAGTGACATTGGCTCGACCACAAGTTGACAATGGTTCTGCCACTATTGCGGTAGCTTCTCGTGCTTTATTAAGCCAAAGTGTGAACTATGGAACAGCCGTAGCAGCAGACTCTGAGAACAGGGTTTCTTTGCGTAGTTCTGGCAGATATCACAGACTTCAGTTAGTGCCTACTGGCGCAGATTGGAAAAATGCTGTGGCTATTGATGTTGATGTTGTTGGTCAAGGGGTTCGTTGATGTTTAGAAGCCTACCTGCTTTCGGTGGTGACCAACGAGCCGTGGCAGAGGTGGTTCGTGGCATCATGGATGGCAAGACCAACAACACAGGTACTATTACTCTAGCGACTGGTGGTGCAACTACTACCACTTTGGTTGACAGAAGGATTGGCCCAGACAGCGTGATTCTGTTTACTGCTGCTTCTGCTGCTGCATACGCTGATGTGATGCCTTATGGTGCTTTTCAGAGTTTGGTTGACCAAACAATTGCTACTGCGAATACTGCCTATGCAATGACACTAGACACCACAGATTACTCCAATGGGGTAACTCTGAGCAACAGTTCTAGGATGAATGTCAAAAACGCAGGTACATACAACTTCCAATGGTCTGGTCAGTTTAATAATACTGATACACAAATCCATGATGTGAGTGTTTGGTTGCGTAAGAATGGTACTGATGTTGCTGGTTCTACAGGATTTATCTCTGTTCCTAACTCGCATGGTGGAGTAGATGGTCACGCTATTATTGGGTGGAACTACTTTCTTGAGTTAGCTGCTAACGATTACATTGAATTGTGGTGGTCAGCTACTAGCACAACCATTTCATTAGAGCATTTGCCTACTCAGACAAGCCCGACAAGACCCTCTACAGCGTCTTTGATTACTACATTGAACTTTGTCACTCCTAATGCTTTGACAAACATCTATGCTAGTTCACAAGGACAAGGTACGGCAACGATTACCCACTTTGCAAATTCAACGGCAAATAAGACCTACAGATATGCAATTATTGGTTGATTTCTAACAAAATTTGATTAAAATGGATTCCGTGGATGACCCGCTATGGAATCCGAAACTCTAGGAGTAAAACATGGCGACTACTACCACACAAACAATTGCATCAGAAATTGCACCATATCTTACATATGGTTTGCAACAGGCAGCAGGTCTTTACCAAGGTGGAGGCCCACAATACTACACAGGCGAAACCTTTGTAGCACCATCACAAACCACTCAGGCAGGTCTTCAAGCTTTGGAGACTCGTGCATTGGCTGGCAACCCTCTAACTGGTCTTGCACAACAGCAATTGCAAGGTACTTTGGGTGGGGCTTATTTGGGTGGCAATCCATTCTTCCAAGGTGCATTTGCGCCAGCAGCGCAAGCAGCACAGACTCAATTTCAGCAAACTCTAGGTGACATTGGCTCTAAAGCTAGTTTGGCAGGGCGTTATGGCTCTGGTGCTATGGGTAACCTACAGAATCGTGCAGCAGGTCAGTATGCTCAAGCATTGACCAACACAGCAGGTCAGTTGGCTTATCAGAATTACGAGCAAGAACGAGCAAGACAACAACAAGCTATTGGTGCTGCGCCTCAGTTGGCTGCTGCTGATTACCAAGACATTAACCAGTTGATGCAAGCTGGTCAAATTCGTGAAGGCTACACAGGTCAACAGTTGGGTGCTGACATTCAGCGTTTCAACTTCCTGCAAAACCAACCACAACAGAACTTGCAGAACTATATGTCGCTTGTTTATGGCAACCCATTAGGACGAGTAGGTTCTACTACAGCGTCTGGTGCTGCTGATACTTCTACTTTACAGAAGGTATTGGGTACTGCTGCTACGGCTGCTGGTGTTTACAAGAATCTTGGTTCTCCTAACATGAGTGGATGGTTAAGTGGTTGGGGTGTTCCTGATGCTTCTGCTATGAGCCAAGTTGGTGCTGGTGGTGGTTTTGGAACTGGTGGTTACTATGGTAATCAAGACCTTGGCTCATTTATTGGTTAAGGACTAACATGGCTGGACTATTAGACATTTTTGGTACTAGCGGTGCAGACACAATGGGTCTGCTCGGTATGTCACCTGCTGACATTGCTCGTAATCGTGAAGACGCACAAGCACAAGCACTCTACGCATTAGCTGGCAGATTATTCCAAGGAGGGAATACTGGTCAATCTATTGCTGAAGGCTTACAAGCTGGTCAACGAGCCTACAAAGGCGGTATGCAAGAAACATTGCAAGGTCAATTGCAGAATGTTCAGTTAGCTGACATGATTCGTAAGCGTCAGCAAGAGCAAGCAGCATTGGCTGAACAAAAGCGTATTCAAACTGTGTTGGCTCAAGGTGCTACTCCTGAAGTC